ACACTACCTAATGAACTAAAGGTAACTCCTTGTGCTTCTTGTCCCCAAACACCACCACCAATAGTAGTTGGAACAAATGATAGAGACTTTGTACCTGATGTGGTAGTAAATCCAGTTGCTCTTGGGAAAGTATCATGATAATTGTCTCCAGCTTGAGATGGGTTCCATCCAGTGTAGAGATATTCAGAATTTTGTGCAAGGAAGTCCTTGTAGTAGATATTTGTAGGTGAATTTACTTGAGAAATCGCATCGGATGCCTTTGATAGACCAATATTTTTCTCAAGAATGGTTCCTTCATTACCTGATATAGATCCATCGTCATCTACGACAACTATGTGGAATGCATCGTTCTTACCATTTCTATTTTCTGTATAACCAGTTGTTTGTGGTTTAGATGCAATTGTGTTCCAGTAAACAGTTGCGTTAGTTAAATCAAGAGTTTGATTATCATACCAGTCAGTAACTGTACCAGCAGTGTTAACACTTGCTACCTTATAATCACCACCTTTGTTGGTTCCTGCAGCACTTACACAGTAAACAATTGAACCAGGTGTAATCGATGCCTGATCATCAAACTGTGCATAGTTAATATATGTTTCTGTTCCTATTATATTACCTGTCTGCTCAACCTTAGAAACTATCTTAACATCAATTGAACTAGCCGCATTAGTAGAATCTGTTGAAACACCTGTAATAATTCCTTTAACATATCCGTTAGTGGTGGCAGTTGTTCCTAGACCAACAGTAGTACCACTATAAGCAACGGTAACACCGCAACCTATCACAAATCCAGCAGTTTCTAAATTTGTAGTAGTTAGACCAACTGTTTGATCTGCCAGATCATCAATGTAACAAACCTTCAATCCGTTTGCCCATGTACCTGGTGTTTTAGCACCATAAGTCCATCCACTTGTTATATCTGTATAATTTTGATCATAGTCATCAAAATTTTTAATTTTTAATGTATCTGTCCAACCGATAGCAACGTTGGATAATGGAGCACCAGCATTAGCATTCTTTAGATTCGCACCATCACACCTAACAACTTTAAGTTGTCCCCCATATGTCAAGAATGAGGCTCCACTCATCCAATACTCATACTGACTGTCAGTAGATAAGGGTTTACCAAATGATGCTGTTAGATCAGCTTCATTAGTAACGGTGATTACCTGTTCTACAGGACCAATTTTGAATGGACCTGCGATACCACCACTGTTAGCTACTACATTATCAACTCTTCCTACTGTTAGGTCAACCTCTCTGGTAATTACACCAGGAGATATTTGCTGAGTCGCCATGCTTTTTTACTCCGAATTTCTCAGTTTATCTTGAAATTATTTATTGATTATAACATTTTCATTGGGGAAACATGTCGTGAACATTACCAATCAGGATAATTCCACTCAGCAAAAGGGAGTCCTTTTTTTCTATTTCTTACAATTCTTTTAACAGTGCATACTTTACATTCATAAGAATAAGAAGAAGCTACTGGACCTCTATCTTTATGGGTTCTATAAAAACCCTCAATTAAATTTTTTTCTTCACCACAAATTCTACATTTTCTATCTGATAGTAAAAGATGTCCTAATTTAATTTGTTTATCTAATTCCATTATAATACTTGAACAACTCCTACCACGTCTGGTATCTCCATCATTAGTTTCTTTTCTATACCTTGTTTCAAAGTCATTGTACTCATAGCACATGTCTCACATGCACCACCCAACTTTACTTTAACATATCCTGTTTCATATTCGATTTCGTAAAGTTGAAGGTATCCACCATCTGCTTCAATATAAGGAATAAGTTCCTCTAATACTTTGAGTACATTTTCTTCAGTTAATTCCATTAGTCCTCTGTTGAAGTGTTAAAAATAATTAACCAGGCAATTGATAAAGTAATTATAAAAAATACTCTAATCGAACTTGGTGAGGTATCAATCATTAGGACAAATACTCCCACATATAGGATGATTCTCCATACTCAGAAGCATTTGAATACCACCTGTCACCATCTTCAATAAAACTATCATCTTCCATTCCATCATCCATAAATCCAAAAGGAGCCATATCTTGCTCTATTTGATTTTTTTGTTCTTCATATAATCTTTTTCTTACATCCTGATCAGTAAGTTCTTTGAAGTAATCACACTGAACCAACCATGCATATATTACCAAACACATTGCAAGGTCATCATTACATCCCTCTTCTGCCTCAAATGAATTACTCTTATGAATAAACGTAGTAAGTTCACTCATAATTTCATAATCAGTAAAGAGAAGTTTATTTTCCTCTATTAATGTTTTTAAGTTAAGAGCACCTACCTTCTTAACTGTCTTGGACATCTTAACTCCAAGTTGAGTCTTCTTACCAGAGAACCCTTGGCCTACAACTTGACCTGCTCTACCTCTCATAGAACATTGAAGTAAATTTGGATATTCAAGATCATAATTTAATATAGATGCTACCTGATCACCAATATCATTTACTTCACATAATATAAATGCATCATTATAACTCTTTGCTACTTCCTCAATAACACTAGGAAATAGCATAGGTTTAATTTCATTATTTCTATACTTCGCAACTACTGCATGAGGAAACTCTGTAATATCAATAACTATAAACGCCGAGAAATCTTTTCCTACTCCTCTTGCCACATCTACGGTAATTGCATAATCATGACCTTTTATAGGGTCAACATAAACATCTAATCCTGCACTTGTTTTTTCTGGGGTCTGATATACTAATGCTCTTAATTTGCTTGGAGCAATAAGAGTATCAACAGATCCTAGAAACTCACACTCAAACTCAATCTTAAACTGTTGTTCAGAAGTATTAGCAATGGTTTGTTCTTTCCAAACATCATCTCTACCAGGAACCTCTGACCAATGAACATCTGTTGGAACATATTCATTCTTTCCTCTTTCTGCATCATGCCAATATCTATAGAAATGATTCATCCCGTGAGGGGTTGAAACCATGATTACTTTTGTGCTTTTACCAGAAGTAATAGTAGGGTAAACACTAGCAAAGAAAGACTCAGCGATGTGATTGGGAACAAAAGCAAATTCATCCAAGAATAGGATGTTGAAAGACATACCACGAACAGCACTAGCACTAGTCGAAGCTGCCAATATTTTACTACCATTTTCTAACTCCAGTGAACCTTTATTCCATGATATGATTCCTTGCTGCATCCATTTGGGCAAGTTTTCATAAGCAGTCTGCAACCTACCAAGCAAGTCTCTGGCAGTAGCTGCCTTGTTAGCAAGAATACCAATATTTACGTTATCATTAAACACTGCATAATGTAAAAGATACGATACCGACGTTGTAGACTTACCAGTCTGTCGAGGCATCTTACATATATTAAATCTATTCTCGTGGAAATTATTAATTAATCTTTCTTGAAAGTCATAAGGTTGAAAAGGAACGAGACCCTCATCCAAACTAACAATCTTTACATGTTGCTTTGCAAAATATACAGGATCATTCTTACAAGCCATAAACTCAAGGATTTGTTCTTGAGTAAATTCTTGTGCAACATTCGCCTTTTTTAAGAGGGGATTGCCTAAATAAATGTCTTCCATAATAACCTCCTACATCATTTCATATTTGCCAAATTTTTTATCATGTTCAATTGTTTTTCTTTGTAGTTCTAATATTTTTTCTAAATTTTTTACTTTCTTTTCCAATTCTTTAGTTTTTTGATCCCCCGATTTGGAGGAGAGGTTCTCCTTGGTCATTTTTAGAAACTTGGTAAGACCAGAGTTGAGCACCAGGATACACTTTTCTCACTTGATCCAGCACTTCTCTGCGTGAAGGTTTTTTGACAGAAGGGAAAAACATTTTTATCATGTAACCTTTTCCTCTCCAGCCAACATAAACATCGATTATATTTCCTATTTTTGATGGAAGACGAGTGGATTCGCTTACTCCTCCGTTTCCACCACCATTAGAGCCGTTTCCATTACCATTGGTTCCGTTTCCGTTACCATTCTTTTTTCCATTGCCATTGTCATCATCTTGCTCAAGATACCCTCTAGCACCAATATGGTAACCAGTAGGAATATTTCTACATTTCTTTTTTTGATGACAATAGTATTGCCCTGTAGGACACTTTTTCATAAAATAAACGATTCTACCTTTATATTTATGATTTTATTGCACTATAGATGAACTTAAAGGTTGTTGCTGTAGCTGCATCTGGATAAGCAAGTAACCTAAGATCTCCACTATTAACATCAGTTGAGAATGTTGCTATACCTACAGATGGTTGATTTACATTACCATACTCTGTCATATAAGTATTGGTTCCATCATGAATTACTTTTATTAAAGCTGAGTTATAATTACTTCCTCTAATTACTTGCACTTGATAATCTACCGATTGATAATCAGCAGCCGTTAAAGAAACCAAATTATTCGCACCAGTTGCTTCCGTGGTTTTAATACCAGATTGAACAATACCAGCACTCATATTTAAGTGACTAGGAGTAGTTGGGCCGACTATGTATGGCATTGGTTTACGTTGCGGTTTCTAGAATACTCAAGATGCATTTCAAA